ATTTCTCTCCTAATGCTTGTTTTACTTTAGCTTTAAGTTTCTTATTTCGGATTGACCTACTAAGTGACTTAACACCTGTTGCAAAAGGTGCCGGAATACCAGAAGCGGCAGACATAACTAAATCACCTATAGAAGCCAACGCACTGGCGGTGTTGCTAGCATTGACAGCATTAGGTGGTGCAGTTAGGACATCTTTCGCTACTTCATTTAGTAACCTTAATTTACTTGCGCCTTTATCCCCAAAAAGTATTTGTGATTTTCCTGAGCTATCGAGCTTTTTTATTATTTTGTCTAATCCGGCGGGGTTGAAAACTTCATTACCCTGCGAATCACGTTGGACACTTCTCAATGCAGAATTCTTAATTTCTCTTAAAACTTCTCCTTGTAACTCCTTCCAAGCTTCTTTACCTGAATCCCCTGAGGTCTGTAAGAGTTTGCGTAGGTGCTTCAAAGATTCCGCCGAGTAAGACGGTGAGAAAACGCTTTTATTAACTACGTCNTCTAAAGCTATCGACCTATCATCAGTTCCCGTTTTCTTACCTAAAATATTTTTGACCAAGCCAACATTTTTATAATCTTCTGAGTACTTCCTTCTAGCTGCACGCGCTTTTTTATATAAATCCCCGCCAAGACCCTCTGTGCCTCTATCTAAAATTTCTTTTAGTATAGCTGCCTGCCGAATATTGACGGGGTCATTATTAGTTGATTGGTTTATGCCTTTTCTCAAATTCTCTATATTCGCCAATGTAGCAGGTCTTGCAAATAAACGACCATCTTGCTCGCCAACAATTCCAAGATTAATGGCCTTACCTCTAACTGCCTTTAACACATTAGCAACTTCCGCATCTGGCGCAGACTCCTCCAAATATCTAGCTAGGTTAGTAACAGTTATAGGAGCCTCTAACTCTCCGGCTTTTTCTGCTTGTTTATAAAGAGTATTTATTCTGTCAGAATCTTTTTTGGCTCTCTCTGATAGCGCCGAACCCACTATACTACCTATGTCAGACTTCTTTGTTGCTTTGGCGCCAGTTTGATCTATAAACGCATCAAGGTTTTGCGCCAACTGAGCATTATTTTTATCGAACCTTTCCCGCAAAGGAGCACCGATATCATCAAGCTTGGCGGTTTCCTTTTCAAATCTTTGCTGCTCAAAGTCCCCAGACCTTTGACCTTGGGTATATTGTATTGGAACAGGTAATTCAGTTGCTGCGGCCTCAGCCCTAAGTGCTCGGTCATCCTGTGGTGTAGTCTCTGGCCTTGGTGCTTGGGTCTTAGGTCTTGGGTCTACCTCTTGAGCACGCCTAGGGAGCGCAGCCCTAGCAGGAGTGGCAGAAGCAATTGTAGAGGCAGAGGCTCCCATAACGGGCGGGAGTGCAGCTAAAGGTGCTAAGACCTCACCAACTTGTCCAACTATTTCCTTCCCAGACTCAGATTTAGGGGTATAGGTCAATTGCTCGGAGCGTTCCAAAGCATTTTTTGCTACCCTATCTGCGGCAGACTGCGTACCGAGCTCACCCTTAACTATTTCAGCAACTAAACCTTCTATAGCCCCGCCAACAAATCCCGCTGCTCCTGTAGTGGCGCCCGTAGCTAAAGTACCTAAAGCCTCCGCGGTTCCTTGGAGGGGCTGTTGTATTCTAGAAGGACTTGGGGCTTGGGTCTGAGGGACTTGGGGCGGTGCATCGCCTCTGCCAACACCTTGGATATTTTCCAACGCATCAACGCTTAATGGGTCTGACATCCTAGCCTGTTCTTGCTTAATGGCAGCTGCTATTTTAGCTGCGTTGAAGCTATCCCCAGCCTTATCGGCGTTAACAAGCATTATCTTTAGTTCATCTAAAGTAGCCATTATCGGGCAACACCATATTTTTGTAAAATCTCATCGTAATCCGAAGACTCGGGCGTTGATTTTAGGTAAAGTTCTTTATATTTATCAAATTCTTCTGGCTTAGTTTCCGAATCATTTAGATCAACTGGGGGCTGATCGATACCGAATTTAGTACCTAAATTTTTCCTAGCTTTTTCCAGTATTTTAACCGCAACATTAAGATTAGCCTCGAACCTTTCCGGTGTTTGTTTTGGGTTAAAAGAAGCAAAAGCTTTTTCTAATTTAGCACCCTCCGCATCGGATAACGCACCCAACCCTTTACCTGCAATTAAGGGTATCTGGAATGTGAATGCCTGTGCTTTTAAAGTCTCAATAAGCGTCTCAAAGTCAGCAGTGTCACCACGTAAAGTAGGTAAATATTGACTTTTCGGACCAAGTGCAGCCTCTTTAGTACTGGCGTCAAACTGACGTAAAGTATTGATAGTACTCAACATATTGTCTGTCTGTGAGAACGCATCCTTAGCTGTAGCAACCTTCTCCTGAATCTCTTTGTCTCGCTTTCTTTTGGCTGCATCTATCTTTAGTTCTAATTCTTCTCTTTTCAGAGGGTCGTTTACTTTACCTTGGCGAATTTTCATAGCCGCGATTTTATTATTCTCACGTGCTATATCTATGTCTTCTTGAATTTTTAATATATTCCAACCTTGACTTTCTAAATCTGCAATCTCTCTAGCTTCTGCATAATCGGCTTTTATAGCTGCTGTACGAGCCTTGGAAGACTTTTCCGTTAATTCCGCTCCAGCGGATTGTCTTTCGATCCTTTCTTTACTTAACTTCGAGAAAGTATCTATAAATTTATCTGACCCCATAGAGGACGATAGGAAAAGACCAGCCGATGTTTTAGCCGTTTCGGGAGAAAGTTCAGTAAGCTTAATTAAATCTTTTAAAGCTTTCGCTTCTTTTTCTCTACCCGAGTTTTCGTAAGCTGCCGCTTGTTCTTCCAGTAGACTAATTCCCAACTCAGGATTACCGGATTCTATGGCAGCGTAAAATTGAGAGGCTTGATTTATTTTTGCTTGCTTCTCACTTTCCCCCAGTAAGCCATGCGCTTTAGTAATAGGATCTGCTAGCTGCGGGTACTTAAGTACCAGCTTGCCCAATGAATCTGTAGTAGGATTTTGTGAGACAGCGTAAAAATCATCCTGCATTTGCTGTTGCTGTAACGCTGCCTGCTCAGCTGCATCCTTCTTTTCCCGACTTTCCATAATAGAACTAACAGTATTAAAACTATCTTTGAAAGCCTGCATAGGACTGCGAATGCTGTAATCGTAGGGTTGACCCATTTTAAAATCTCCTCCCTAGTAGACCGCCACCAATCGAACCTATGGTGTCTGAGAGTATCTCAGCTTGAGCTATCTCACCCCCCGCTACAGCTTTACCCCTCTCTGCAAGTAAATTTGATATATTATTGGCAGAAGCTTGACCAGCAGAAGCTTGACCAGTAGCCGAAGCTTGACCTATGTTAGTTAATTGCCCAAGTTTACTAAACTGAGATTCTATCAACTGACCAAGTAATTCAGGTCGGTACTGAGCTAAAGCACTTTGTACATTTCCACCTCTTAAACCACCTGTTGCGGAAGCATTTTGTAATATTGCTTCTTCCCCAGACCTTAGTAATGCTTGATACTGGGGGGATTCTTGTAATTGGTTAATAGCATCTTGTTGTGCAACTGAACCACCAAGCCCTATCAAATCTTGTTGCGCTCCTAGACTACTAACTCCACTTTCAACGTATGGGGCTAATAATTCTTGGATAGCATCAAATTGACGTCTTTGTTCTTCAATACCCGCATCGGCTGCTTGTGCCTGAGCATCGGAAGCCTTACCCGCGGATTTACGATTCAAGTAACCACCTACTACTTGAGAGCCCACTACTGCTGCTGCTACGAATGCCACGAGCCACCTCCTGATTCTTGTTTAATAATTGACTGACATTGGTCATTTTTTGGTGTGATATTCTCCCCACCTAATAAAAACTTATGGCATTCCGTCGATTTAGCATCCCCACCAGAACCAATGAGATCTTCAGACTTTTTAAATGCTTCACTTTTTTCTATGTAGGTGTTTTCCAATGTCTCTATATCAGTTTCATTAGTTACATAAATGTTTTGCCAGACAGTATCTTCTACTACGTAGCCGAATTTACGCCCCGCTTCCCCTACGTACATTAGAGGTGCCTCAAGCATTACTAATTTGCCTTCACTATCTGTAACAGCCACCTTGCCTTTAAGCATTATATTTAATTGAGGGAACTTCTGGTAATGCCCCACCGCAAAAGTACCCTTCTTTAAATGCACTTCTCTAATATATAAATTAGGGGCAAAGTAGTGCATAACTGGACACTCCTCCTGCTCCATAAGTAGTAAATCACTTTCTAAAAAATCAATCTTTTCTCTAATAGATAAATCGCTCATATTTCAATATACCTACCACTACAACGGGCAGTTAAAGATGCGGAGGACGAAGCTATAGTTGATAAGTATTGACCCTCCAATAAAACTTGGCCGACTAACTCCAAACAATTATCTGACTCCCCCGCCTCTAATCTTCTCTCTAAAATAAGTGTATTTGAAGGGGACTCTGTATCGCCATTATTAACCAGTCTAATTGTAAAATCCGCAGCAGTTGTATCTACATTGGTTACAACACACGCATCAATAACAGTTCTAGCAGAACTACCGGACACTGTTGGGCTGGTATATTGAATCGTGTCTACCGTCGACAAGTATCTACTGTTAAATAAAGTTATTCTTGAAGTTGACATACTAGCTAATAGCCTCTATAATAACATTCAAGTCTTCAACTAAAATATTAGTTGCTGATGTATCATTCTCGACAAAAATTTCTATGTAGTCACTATCTTCCAGATTGGTAAGAACTTGTACAACCCCGTTTTCAAGCCTACCAGCAGAGTTAGTTGTTACGTATGTTTCAGACTCGTTGATGACAGTACCATTTTTAGCGATGTAAATACCTATTTTATTATTATTACCACTGCTCAGGCTTAAAGTGGCAGCTACTTTAAAGTTCCTATCAATCTCACCATCGTAAGTCGCCCTGTTGGTTGTTGTCACTATAAATCTTTGTGATATACTACCCTCTGTAGTAGTGCCTGCCACCTTGATGGGAACACCAGCCATAGTTATAACGGTTGTAGTGGCGTTGCCCTGCATATAATAACTTGTAAGCGCAGCGCTATTACTTACACCTCGGTTTTCAATCCAACGGGCTTTATTATCTGAAAAAGTAACCCCTGTGGTATAAGTTGAAACTCCCGAAAAGTTACACGTGTCTAATATGTACCCTTCAACCGGAACTGTAGCAGAAGCGTTAAAATCTATCCCAGTAGACGTTCCATTAACAACAAATGAACTGTATATTATTCTAAATCTGCGCTCTATTGTTAAAGTGCTTGGTATTTCTATTACGGTTCCAACTCCATCAGCAACAAAAAGACAATTTGAAAAAGCTATTGTGCCAATCGTACCATCGAAAACCAACCCCGAAGCACCTAAAAATGCCATTGACGCCACGACGAAGTTACTGTAATTCTCCACCTTACCTATGTCAGAGGAGTTGGCAAAGTTGACGCCATACCAATCTAATGCTTGGGATGGGTTGCCCGTAGCGTCTAAATCTAGAATAGTCTCTGCCTCTAAGGTAATATGCCTCATTGGGAGAGTATATTCGCTCGTTATTAGCGCAGTCCCCAGACCTAAGCCCGTAGATAATATCCTACAGTTCTCCGAGCTTGAACCTAAAATCGTTGTATCTTGTCCGCAGACTAATCTATTGCCTTCTAAGTCAACCGTACCTGTAAAGTAGTAAGTATAGCGGGCGAGTAAATTAATAACTCCGGCCTGAGGTTTTGGTAAATCCGCAAGCTTACTTACAAATACCAGCCCCTTAGGTCTTAGGTCTAGGGACTTGGCGAAAGAAAAAGCTGATGCAGCTGAGCTTAAAGCACTTTCAGAAGTATTGTCTACGTCATCAATCTGTGCTAGTAGAGTCTCTAAATCAGATGGTACAACTTCGAATAATTCTTCAAAAGCCCTTATCGCCCTCTGATTAGGTAGGAACTCCGCTAGCTCTTTTCGTGTAAGTGGTTTTGGGTCAGTCATTAAACCGCCAAGGGTTCTATTCTAGCTTGTAATCTAGCAAATGAAATTCTAGCTCGGCTCGTACCCCCGAACTTTTGACTTCGCCAGCTGCGCATATCACCTTGACTTAACCACACTAACCGTTTACCTCTCTCACCAAATTTACCAGCGTTTATATATTTTTTCTGGCTGTAATAAACACCATCCAACGTGTACTGGGTGTAAATCGTTGCGTTCTCACCGAATCCAGTCCTTCCAGTCAGACCAACCAATTCCAGTTCGTGGAATATTGCACCACTGCCCTCATTGTAGAGTAAGGTTGTCCCGAACTCCCAACCGATTTCGTTGCCCCAATGCTCACCTAAACTATCTGTTAAATAACCTATTTGGTTTGAATCAGGATTACCTACAATCCATCTTTTGCTTTTCCAAATAAAATTCCTTGCTAAATACTTGCTTTTCGTTATACCAGATGATAGTATAAACCATACTGGGGTTTGTAATTCTCTGCTAGCTGCTAAGTCATAAACCAAAGTTTGGTCTGGTAAATGCAAGTATAAAAACTCATGCCCCGCGTCCATTCTACTCTCTAATAAGATAGAGCTTAATTCATTTTCTGTATAATTTTGGAGCAATTGATCTACTTCACGCGAGCTTATTTTGGTACTGGATCCCGAGAATGCCGCCCAAACAGCAAGTGATTCTTCTCGACCTCCCCCGACAAAGGCTACCTGCTCACCTAGAATTGCACAGGCATGGGTTCCTACAACACCTTTCTGGACTTGAGCACCATCTATCCGCTGAAATGGGAAACCTGTACCACCAACATTGCTAAATACTTCTATAGTGTATCTGTTAAGCACGTAAGGTTCGTTTCTTAATTTTAATATCGCCTTAACTGGGTCGGGGTCTGCTTCTGAACTACCATACTTTAATGGGTTTATCTGAGTGGGGTCATTTAATTCGGTTACAATTAAAAATTCACCATCGGTTAATAGAAAATAACCATCAACCCAAATATGATCGAGTACAACACCTAAGTCTGGGTCTGTGACTTCCTGTATATTTGTTTTATCAAAAAGATAAAATCTACCATCCGATGTTATACCCAAATTGTCGAATGAGTAATCTAGAGTAACCTGCTTGTGATTATTTGATATGCTCCCGTAATCAGTTACGACACCATTATCCGATACCGATATTAACCTATCCCCCGAAACTCTATAGCAAACATCATCCCAAAGTACCGCGCCTCTATCAACACCTGTTCCTTGCGCCAACTCAACAATGCCCTCAGCCGGGCGTAAATAACCTTGACTTATCCCTTGATTTTTAGGAACCGGAACCATATTAATGGGGTAAGAAGTCCTAAAATCACTGTCAGAATCCGTGTAGATTCCGTTTATAATGGGTATTTGCATTTAGCCTACTCTATACCATGTAGAAGTTGGTAAGTCGTATTTCAACCTAAAAAAATCATCCGCCGCTAACGAGGACGGTTCACCTGTTACAGAGGTAGCACCATTAGCATTAACAGTGAGTGAAGACACCTGTTGAGTGCAGTTTACTAATACCTCTTGCTTGTCAATGGCACTTGTAGCAGGAGGTAGTGTAATAGCCCCAGTAGCAAACCCCGCCGTTGGGGTAAGTATAAGATGGACATTAGAAGACCCCGCAGTTATAGAGATATCAAACCCAGTAGAACTAGGCGCGGAATATTGGGTAATGAACGCATCGGAGTTTGGGAAAGTCAATCCATTTTGAATGAACTCTAACGTATCGGCTGTAGATGCACCCCTGTAGTCACCGGACGTAGTTTTGTAAATTACGAACAGGTCACCATTATCAATGGAGTCTGTTCTTGTTAATCGCCTAGCCATTAAAGTCCACCTCTTTTGTAAGTGTAGTTACCCATTAAAGTCCACCTCGTTTTTAGGTGGTGTCACGATGCCATCATACTGATCGTTTATAAACGGCTCGTCATACCTCCAAGGTTTATTGCCAGCACCTCTACCTAAAGTCCTTGGAAATTTCATTTCTTCTTTTAGCACTACGTTTTGAACCATCTGATTATAAGCATTTCTTGCAGACATCCTAGTTTCTTGCGAAACCGTCTTACCTACTGTGGGAGCTATACGAATAGCTAAATTAAGATAGATAGCCTCTGATGCCCAATCTGGCACATCCGATTCTTCGTCTAAATCACTATTCTGTGGTGATGTAGGTAATGGGTAACCGATGTTTATGTTACGACCATTCCAAGTGGCAATCATGGCGTCTAGTCTTCGAAGCGCAGATTGTAATTGTTCAGGCTGTAAATCATATTGGTAATCCGCATACCCTATTTCTTCGAATGCCTGTATGATATACTGCCGCTTCGTGTATGACATGACTAAGCCCTGTTCAAGTAGTCTATTAAATATTTACGGCCTTTCTTACTAGCAGATTTAAGCCCAAGCCCCTCGGCCATAGCCCTAAGTTCTGAAAGTGGGGTGTCTTCGTGAATCCCCTCTGAACTTTCTTCTTTTTTGGGCTCTGCACTAAGGTCTTTGGCCTCTGCTGTAGTTCTTGACCAACCCTGTTCCAAGTACTCGTCAATTTTACCGGAGTTCACTATAATATAACTGTAATAATCCCCGTGAATCTTTTCCGAACCACCGTACTTGTAAAGCATAGTCGTATCTGTCATTTTTTGC